ACTCCCATCTGCATTAACTGCTCACGAGTAGACGCACCTTCTTGTGCTGATCCGTAAGCACCTGCAGCTTCAAGTCCTAATTCTGCAGTTTTACCTATTTTGCTAAATCCCGGTATAGAAGCTGCTGTAGTTACTAGCCCTATTCCGATTTGTTTAAGGGTGTCAGAATTTTTACCTAAAAACTTGGATAAATAACTGTCGCCTTTTTGGAGTAGGGCTTGTTCTTTAACAGTTTGTTTTGCATCAGACTGCACTTGCGCTATCTGTGCTTCTCCCTCTGCAACAGTGGTAGCAGCAACAATTTCTTCTGGCATATTTGCAGCACGTTCAATAGTAGCTGTCTGTTCACGTACTCCCATTTCAGAAACGGTTGCCGCTGCTGTTGCGGTGCGGGCCTGTAACTCTGCAGTCTGGGTGTCTAAATATTCTTCTGAAAGTTTAGCACGTTGTTCATCGTCTAATAGATCAGTCTCAAGTCCTACCTGTCCTCCTTTTGTAGTAGCAAATCCTGTTTCTGCAAATGCTTCTGGATTTTGCAAAACATTAGGAAGTTCTTCGTTAACAATGACGCCAGCATAGTTGTTTCCAAGTTCATCGTTTGGCTTGTGTCCCATTAAGCCCTGAACAATGTCCCTGTTTACTTTCATGTCTTTCAACATGTAGTGCGGGACAATAGAACGAATTGCGGAAGGAGTGGTTACAGGCTTTTGATCGATACGAATGACCTTGCCGCCTTCTTCGACTTTTATATCAGCTACGGGAAGAACATCAGAAAACTTTTCAAGACGTGTACCTACGTGATTGTTGAACGCTGCGTTAAAGTTGTCCGCATCTACCCCAAACAAAGAACGATTATTGCCTGACAAGGGTACAGATTCATCGTTTAGTGCTTCTAGTAATAACTGCCCCATAGGAGAATTAGATTTAAATTTAAGTTCAGGTCTTCCTTTATGATCTTTGCCCGTTGTTATCTTGCCTTTTACAGTAACAACATCTCCGCTAACTACAACGTCACTTACTTTAAGATTTAAAAGTTGTTCTGGTCGTTGAAATGTTGTTCTGTGATATTCAATAACTCGTGCTGTTTTTTCACCGTAGTTTGTTTGAATTTCAGGTAAGGCTTCATTATAAACAGCATCTAAATCTGCTTTAGGTAGTGTTCCCTGCATAGGTCGCTCACCAGCTAAACCTGTGCGTTGCGTTCCCATTGGATTGCCTGAACCTGCAAGACGGGGATACATTTCTTCTTCGATGCCATCTGCAATCGTTTCTGAAAATGCACCAAGACGCTTGCCTCGCATGGCGTTAAAGAAAATATTTTCAAACTGTTGATAATTATAGGCACGGTTAGCCATATCAGGAGAACCGTCCCTTCTAAATAAAAACACAATTTCCGGTTGTCGCATATCCTTTAGTGGGGTGTTTTCTCCTAGAGGAAAAGCATCGGGTGCCTTTTTTTGTAGTACAGCAAGACTTCGCTTTAAAGTTT